TTTCTGTCGCAGAAGTAAACGATGTTTTAGATGGCTATGGCTTACCGCCAGTGCAAATTGTAGAACAGCGTAAGGTTACGGTTCGTAACGTGTATACTGGCGTTGACGAAGTAATCGAGTTTATGCCTCAATATCGTGTAGTATTCGTTTCTGAAGGACTAGGTAATTTCGTTTATGGTCCAACTGTAGAAAATGATTTTAAACCAGGTGTTGTACTTGATGCCTACGATAAGAAAGAGCCGATCGAATCTGTATTACGTGTAGTAGCAGCGGGATTTCCTATCGTAGAGAAACCTTCGTTATTATTACATGCTGACGTGGCGCAATAATGTTAGTTAATGTAAAAGTAGTGGGCGGTATCGTGGACGGCCATGGCATCGGCTCACAAATCGAAATCGACGAAAAATCGGCGGCTTACTTAGCGTCGATTGGTTACGTCGAAATTATTGAAACGCAAGCGGTTACGGGTGAAAAAGGTGAGTCAGCGCCGAAAAAGTCCACTACACGCAAGCGTACTACAAAATCTAAGGAGTGACGGCTATGGCGACGGAAGGTTTTATTAACATAGAAGAATTGAAACAACGGTTGCAAGCCGATGATTCGTTATTCGAAGAAGCATTAATTGCGAATGGCTTTTCGTCGCTAACCGTTCTAACTGATAAACAAGCACAGTTAGTTACTTTTTATTATCGCTATGTTGATTTAATGGCAAAAGCAACGATAGAGGCATCTTCGTTCAAATATACAGACGGTGAAGAAAGTGTAGATAAGTCCAGCGTATCGAAAAATTACCGTGACTTGGCGCAACACTATTATGAGTTATGGCGTAGTAAACGAACGGAATACGACGGTACAGGCTCTAGCTTTCGAATTGCAAAGCGAGTTGATCGTCCGTGAACGAATTACAACGAGAATTTGACGAAGCGCTCGATAAAATATCGAAGCAGTACGAAAAAGAAAACGAAAAACAAGTAGAAGAGACGGTTGGTGCTATTATGCTAATCCGTCTTTTTCTTATGGACTTAATTAACGACTACCAAAAAGACGGTGTAATTAAACGAGGCAGACTAAACGCTTTATTACGAGATTTAGACTATTACGAAAAGGAGTTTCGCAAAAAGTCAGGAGTGTCATTCGAAAAAATGATAGATGATACGGCGAAGTGGACGACTTCTAAACTTGCAGAAACGCCTCTTAGCGTAAAATCAATAAATTCCGTAAATAAGCACATTGTGAAAGATATGGTTAAACGAGTAGGAGATGACGGTTTAATACTGTCTGACCGAGTATGGAATCTAGCGGGTGACATGCGAGCAGAGTTAACGAAGGTAATTCGTCCGGCAGTACTTAAAGGTGAAAGTGTTAGTTCGATTTCTCAACGTATTAAGGAAGTACACGAAAACGAGAAATGGAAAATCGAACGTGTAGCAATTACGGAGAGCAATAACACCTACCGAGCAGCCACGATTTATAACGGTAACGAAAGTGATATTGTTACAGGTTACAAAATAATCGAAAACGGACACCGTCATAGATATCACTCGAAGCATATGTGTTACAAGTTAGCTAAACGTGATGATTACGGATTAGGTCCTGGTAGATATCCGAAAAAGATACCTGAAAGTTTACTAGCCCAATTGATTAATCCGCATCCACAATGTTCATCTCGTTTAAATTACATTATCGGAGGGGAGGAATAATAAGTGCTAACCGAAAAAGACATCGAGCAAATTAGAGCTAATCGTGAATTAATCGAACAGAATCGACGAGAATCTATTATTCTATGGCGAAAAGGTACTTCGACAACAGACCCAATTACAGGCGAAGATATTCACGGTGAAGATACGCAAGAAACGGTACAAGTCGTTTGGAAGAAGTTCACACTAGAAGATAAAGTGAAGTTTTCAGGTACCGATGTAAAAGAAGGTGAAGCACTCGTTACTTTCCATCTTGATATCGATTTGAATGACGTCAAGTTCCTCGAAAGAAAAGGTATTCAATATGTAATCGATTTAATTGACGAAAGAGGATTAGGTGGAATTAACCGTCGAGAAGTAGTCGTAAAGAGGGTGATTTAATGAAAATCAGCACAAGGGTTACAGGGATGGAAAACGTTATGCGAATCAATAACCCTAATCGATATAAAACACAGGTTGCGAATACTGTGGAAAAGCACGCAAGGTTACAAGCGAATACAGCTTCGAATAGAGCGCCTGTTGATTCAGGACTCTTAGCGGGAAGTATTCCGCCAAGCGTAAAGCCTTTCAACGGAGACAAAACCGGATGGTTATACGGTTCCGATGTCGAATACGCAGCCGTTCAAGAATACACGCATAAGACGAAAAAAGGTTTCATGCGTAAGACAGCGTTCGAAGGAGAGCAACCGTTAGTATCTGATTTAGAGAAAACCGTGGCTCGTACGGCAAGAGGTCTATAACGATGGTTACAGTAAATAACGTAATGTATTCGTTGAAAAAAGCGTTAGAAGAATTCGCACCTACTACTTGGGTATTTGACGGAGTTTCCTTAACTGGAAAACCAAAGCCGTTTCTAACAATCGAATCTCTAACGGGAACTATCGACCGCTACTCGAAAGATAATTACGCAAGAAATCATCTAATTCAAATCGGAGTTTATTCCGATACAGTTTCAAACCGAAATGAAATACAAGATAGAATCATCGACCGACTAGATAGGCGACCTATCGACTTGTACGACACAAGTTCGAAAACGCCTACACTAGTCGGTTTTTTATATGCGGAAGTTTCGTCATTTGAACCTATTCCACAAGAAAGTACGGAGCAAGTAACGGCGAAACACCTCAGCTTTATCACAATCACGATATGAAAATAAGGAGGAATACGGATGGCAGGAACAGTGGCAGCACCGGAATTCAAAGGGAAAGAGACGTTATATTTAATCGATATTCCACAGACAGAAGGCGCAAGTAAAACGGTTCGACTATTTAACCAAACGTCGGGCTCACGCTCAATCGAAGCGGGCGAAATCGAGTTAAAAACGAAGGACAAGTCCGGCAGTGATTACGGAGATGTAACACAATCGGTATCTATTGAGGGTGTAAGTACAGAAGGTGACGAGGCATTAGATTACATCGAGGAAGCTATCACGAATAAGAAACTCGTTAAAATTCACGAAGTTTCTTTACGTAGCGCTACCGCAGGCGAATACAAAACGAAAAGCGGTACGTTTATGTTAAGTACTGTTGAGTTATCACATGAAAACGAAGAGTTCTCGAAATACTCGATTGAGGCGAAGTTAAACGGTGGTTTGTCTATCGGTAAAATTACAACACTTCCACCAGGAGCACCTAACGGAGAAATCGTTAAACCTTAAATATAACGAGTAGTGGGCGAGGTTCCCCCGCCCTTTTATTTCGCAAATGAAATCAAACTAATTAACGGAGGGTTTATATATGGCTAATTCATTTACACGATTTGAGGTAAAAGGAAAAGAGTACGAGCTTAAATACGGTTTTGAAGCAATTAAATTAATCGATAGTAACGGAGGACCTTTCGAATTCGTGCAAAAGGCGATGCAAGGAGGTCTTGAAGATTTCGTAGATGTAGTTTATTACGCTCTAATTCATACAGGTGAAGGTATTACACGTAAAGATATCGAGGCAGAAATTGAACGTCAACTAATGTCAGAAGAATTATCCTTTGACGACATTTTAAAGGTAAATAAGGCGGTCGTACTTAACAGTTTTTTCTTCAAGAAGACAGTGGACAAGTTACTAGCGAGCATGCCGGAGGATCAGAAGAAATCATTCGAGAGCCTGTACGAATAAACGTTGATGACTTATTATCCGATTGCTTTCGGTATTTCGGTATGGATGCATTACGAGCAAAACGATTAAGTATCAAAGAGTATCACATTATGCTTACTGGATATCGTGAACGACTCTTAGATATTTATGAGATTGCTAGTATCCAGGCGTTATTCAACCGAAATGCCCAAAGTGAAAAGGTTAAGAGTTTAGGTGATATCTATAAACGTCCTGGAAATGCTCGTATGGTAGAGACAAATGAAAAAGAACGTGAACGCATAACCGAAAAGATACATGCTAACGAAGCTTTATTCGACGACATCGAGCGAGCATTACGAAGTCAAGACGGAAAGGGTGGTGAGTAACAATTAGTCAAAACCGTGTAGAAGTACAGTTATTAGCGGATATATCTAACTTACAAAGGAATTTGCGACAGGCGACGCAGGCATGGGACGAGTTCTTTAGGCATATTAACAGACCCCCACCGCCGCCT